TGGGTTTATACCATACGTTGCGTGTTTGATGTTGTGGTAATATTCAGGCATGGACAGAAGAAACATCAGCGGTGGTCCTCGTTACTATCGCAAGACAATCAATCATGTGTGTGGTCATTCTCAGGAACATCACATTCCACTTGGAATCATGAACTACACAGAACCGACAGCATCGGACAAATGCTTGACGTGCAGAGCTGACGAACATAACTTCAAGGCGCTCAACTGCCCTGAGTGGCTGACGTATAACCCTATGTACATCAGGGGAACCGACAGACAGGTTGCGTGGGCAAAAGATATCCGCAAGCGCATTCAGTCTGAAGCAAACGCATTGCTTACAAAACTACGCCAGGGAGTGGAAGCAGGTGAGGTCAAAGCAGGTGATGCAGTTCACTATTGCGGACCAGTGTGGATGGTACTTGGAACTTTGCTCACGAGCTTCAACGCTCGTGAAATCATTGACTTGCGTGAATATGACCCGATCATGCAAGCAGGTCAGCACCTCGACAGGTGGGGTGTGAAGGTGGAAGGAATCAACAAATGAAGACATCGGAAACATGCACAGCGATACTCAAGGCCCTGATTCAGGTTCAGGGCCAGTTGCCATCATTCAAAAAGGATGCAACGAACCCGTTCCACAAGAACAAATACCTGACGCTCCACGAGCTGATGGATGGTTTGCGCCCCCTGCTGACAAAGCAGGGGCTGGTGCTGTCACAAGGTTCACGTGATACGCAAATCCTAGATGACAACAGCATGACCATCACAATGTTCAGCCGGTTGTGGCACGTCCAGTCTGGCGAGTGGGTGGAATCGGAACTGGTTATGCCACTGTCGCAAGCCAGCGCTCAAGGTGCTGGAAGTGCGTCAACGTATGGCAGGCGCTATACTCTCTCGGCATTGCTTGGCATCGTGGCAGATGATGATGATGATGGCCAGTCCGCAAGCGCAAGCGGAATCCAGCGTCGTCAACCAGTTGCTCAAGCCGTGCAGACAGTTCAACCCTTAAGGAGACCATGATGGCACGCAAACCAATCGAGCAACAAGAAGAAGAACTGGAGCAAGCAGCTGCTGATGCTCCGAATCCAAAAGACATCGACAAAGAATGGATCAAGACTGCATCCGAGTATGATTGGCGTCAGCTCTTTGGTCCACAGACCGAAGTGGTGTATCACCAGTCAATCGATGGCGAAATCGGATTCGAAAAAGTGAACGACAAAGTGATTCGTGTTTGGCGATAAAATAGCCTCGAACCTCTTGTCCCGTTCCATCAAAAAGCCCCACAGCCGACACTGTGGGGTTTTCTGCTTTATATGGTCAGATGGTCATGCACAATCACATGGCCACCACCATTGCGTTTGCTTGGTGTCGGCCTGGAAGTTGTGAGCGTCAAAAGCATGCCACCCTTGGGGAGTGCACCATAATCCTGAATCGCTCCGTAGGAATCTTTACGCCCGTGCTTCAGCAAGTCATCGCTGGATGTTCCTGCGTACGTGTCCATGTAACTTCCGGTCCTGATGGTCAGCACCGTGCGATGCTTGATGCGTGACTCAAGCGAACGCCCCATCGTGTTGTATCCAATCTTGGCGTCACGTCCAGCTTGTAGTGTGTGCGTGTGCCCTCGCCAGATTGCGTCAGCACCTTCAATCCACATGTTCGCCCTGGAGAATGTGATGGCGCCCTTGGTGACTGGTGCACTGCCACCCGCTCCGTGATGATAGTTGATGACGTAGTGCCCACGGTCATCCCCGTAGTCAAAGATGAAGTGCAGCCATCCGTGATATCCACCATATTTGATTTTGCCGTTTTTCCCGTTCAGCATAATCACCAGTTGCTTCACAGGTTCGATGTGGTGGAACCTAGCAACCGCATCATCGTGGTTGCCGTCACCAATCATTATGATGCGGTCTTTGTATGGTTCGAGAATCTCCAGCGCCCATCGGATGGATTCACCAATCATGTCATCGCCTGACTGGTACATGCGTGGATGAAGGTTGTTCGTGCGGAACCGCTTGCGATCTCCTGGGAGAATCATGTCAAACACATCACCGTTGATGGCGATGAGTGCCCCACAATCCTTTGCACGCTTTAAGTCGGCCTCGATGCGGTCGTAGTCGTTATGTAGTGCGCCGATGTGCAAATCGCTCATCAGCATCAGTTTCAGGTCTTTTCCGGTTTTATGCTCAATAACTGTCATTTATCCCTCCTAGTTGATTTTGGTAATACACGCAGAGGAATAACCACAAACGTCAAAAATCGAGCAAGCCAAATCCTCCATACCGTCCAAGTTCCGACCAGTTCCGACGCTTCATGTAGATGCCATCACCATCACGCTCGACACAGGTTTCGTCGGATGGTTCCGGCGAGGTATTGCCCTCGATTGTATATACACCCCAAGTTTCGACACGCCATACAATGCCGATGTGTGCAATGCGTCCAAGCGTGTTGAAGTAGAACAATGCGTGGTCACCCTTGCGTGGCATCCGGATGGTGGTTTTCTCCATGAGTGCAAACGCTGGCAACCATCGGTTGTTGTTTCGATACCACCGTGACCAGTCTGGACAATAGCCAGTCCTGGGGAATGTCTCATCGTAAGTGACGCCGAGCTGTGTGGCTGCTTGCTTCATCCGGAATCGAACGTGAGCTGCACACCACGGTCCGTGCGCATCCACTGGTGGCTTGCATGATGCCTGATACGCTCGCACGGCTGGTCCGTCGTTGATGCCAACTTCCTGCACACCGAGGTTCATGTTTGCGAGATCTGCATGAAGTAGTGCAATCTGGCGTGTTGTACTCATTCCGTGTATCCTTTCTGTGTTCCGCATGCAGGCTGTCTCCTTCCCAGCCGAAACCAGCCCCTCTGGCTCCTGTCCATTGCCAGAGGGGTATTCTTTTGTCAGTTGTAAAGCAATCCTTTACAACTGTTTCCAAAATGGAAATGGTTCGTTCCAAAATGGAACCAACCACTAACTGAACGTATTGCCATCATCCGTGCTACTCACCATCACGATGCTTCCGGATGTGTTCGTGTAAATCACAAACACCACATCAAGCCGTACGAAACACGCCAGCTCGTCATCAGCAACACCTGAAGCAACCACGTTTGAAGCTGCGACAATAGTGTTGCCTTGCGGGTCACGCTTCAAGCGCTGGATGGCTCCGGCACTCGTGCGCCAGAAGTGATACTCGGTCCCATTCGGATGGATGCACACGGTGGCGTGTGCGCCTGTGCCTAGAACTGTTGCCACTGAGATTGTTTTCCCCCTGTTGCTTGTCTCATAACGCTTGCACGTCCCGTCGGTGTGGTCAACATCGATGACCAATACATCGTTGCCTTTGCGGTATGCCATCGACAGACAGGTCGCACTAGTGATTCCTGGCGTGACGTTGAACCAGTTTGTGCCGTTTGGTCCGAGTGCAAAATACAGCTGCACATTCCCACCAGAGTCAATGATTCCGTATGTCGCAGTGAGATCGAGGTCAACATCGGCAGCGGTACACGCACCACCAATAGATGCCGCCTTGAACACGCCTTTGTAGCGTTTGCTGGTGCGCAGTGGATTCACACCGATGGCGTTGGAACCGAGCATAATGCTGTGCACCTGCTCACCGAGTCCCCATGGCGTGGCGGTGTAATATCTGCCGGCTGCGTCAAGCGTGCTGTCAGTGCCACGGATGGCGCTTGTGGAATCGAGCTTCAGATTCACTGTGGCTGTAGTTCCAATACCGCCTGTGTTGGTCAGCACGAAACCATGAGCGATGCCACGGAGCAAACTTCCACCAGCCAAATACAAAGCTGCGTCCGTGCCACCATTGATGTCAAACGGGTCATACCAGTCGGGCACAAAGTTGCCATTGATACTGTCGAACTGTGTCTGTGCTGTGACACTCGATGGCAACACCTGGTGCGGGTATGTCCAGTCAGTTCCGCTGGTGGCGTTTGGCGTGGCCAGAGCACCACCACCGTACAACCAGACTGCATAGCCAGTGTCTCCGTTCAAGTAACAGTCACGCAGTGGTGGCTGGCTCACAGTGCAGGTTGCACCGCCAGGTTTCGCCACTGATCTGGTAGCAGTCCATCCCGGATGACGCAAAACACCAGCGTCACTCGCTCCAAGTTGTGTGGCAAGGTCAGCGATGGCAAGCACCTGTGTGGTGTAGGTTGTCACGCCTGTGACACCACCCACAGTCTTTTGCCACCACACATCACCTTCCTCCTCGGTTCTTCCGTCAGCGTCAAGTTGCCAGAATCTCCTGGTGTAATACCAAGTAGTTGTGCCATCACCAGACACGATGGCAGGCGTCACACGTTGCGGAGCAAACGTCATGCTTGATGGCACGTACGTGGTGTCAAGTGAAGCTGCACGGAGCGTGGTGGTTCCGATGTCGATTGCCCCAGATAGCACACGCAAACGGCTTGCCGATGTGATGCCCCAATAGGCGCTGTCGGTGCTCTCACTGCCAGCGTACGACGTGCTGGACGTATTCACTCTTGGATACGGGTCATCCTTGCCATCTGTAACAGGCAATGAACCAGCAGACCACGATGCAGGCGAGCACAGGTCAATGCTCACTGTTGTGTATGTCGTGGCTGTGGCTGTCACGTTGTAGGTTTTGGTGTTGCCTTTGTAGTCAGTGATTTCGATGACACCCGACGCTGGAGCAGCTGTCTGCGCTTTGACTTGAATGTCCAACCATCTGAATCCAGACATGCCTTGCTTTGGTGCAAAGGTTCGGTCGTTGACAGTTCCTGGGAATGCAAAAGTGGATGCACCAGAAATGGTCCACCCATTGAAGCGCCAGCCCCTGAACAGCACACGAGTGTCACCTGAACCATCACCGTTGGCTGTCAGGCTTGCACCTGTGATGGCTGCGCTGATTGTCGCAGGGACAGTGTTTGCGCTGTGGCTCAAACTGTCGGAACCGTACACAGGGTCATTCAGCACAGTGGTGGTGGAGTATTTCACGAACGTATCGGATGCGGACCAACTTCCACCCGTGGCGGTCACTGTTCTCGATGAACCATCCAGACCAGTGATTACAACCGACAGTGAATCAGGGTATGCACTTTCCCATGCCCGTATGCGCCCCTGTAGTGCCACTACACGGTCCAAAGTGCTCGATGTGGATATTGTTGCGGAAGCCTCGTTATAGATGCCAAATGCGTCAATGATTCCGGTCACGCTTGCTGACCACTCGCTTGCACTCTGTGCGTGGAATGTATGCGTGTGTGGAATGTCGTGAACTGCGACGCCATTGACTTGAACGGATCCGACAGAGAATGAGTGAGTAGAGTTTCCAAACACGTGGCTGTTACTTGACAGTGTTGCAGTGTAGTCAGCCGTTGTCCTGGAACTAGCTGCGCCGGTTGCAGTCACGCTGGAACCATTGACCGATAATGAACATGTGGACACAGCGCCAAGCGTTGTCATCTCATACTGCTGGTATGCAGTCGGCGGTGGACACTGTGTCGGTGGTGATGTCGAGCTGTAGCCAGTTTCCGTGATGTTCCACAGTTTGTCGGTCCCTTGACTGCATGTCAGGTTGCCAGTGATGCTCGATGACGCATCGACGAACTGCGTGCTTCCTGAAGCTGTGCCCGATGCAAGGATGACGCTCCCACTGCTGGTTGTGCCTGCTCCGTTGTTGCAGGTTATGTCAGCCTTGAGTTGCCAGTTCCAGGGACTGCCGGGAGGGCCAGTCAATGCACGAGTGGTGTTGATTGTCAGCGTCGCAAGGAATCCACAATGGCCACCGATGCTGAAGTTTGTCCACATCTCCATCCACGTTTTGTCGGTTGGAGTGACGGTTCCGGGGTTCCAGATTCGAATGGTCACACCCTGACTGTGCGTGGCAGTCAGAGTGCTTGTGCGTGTGCTGTCAAGGTATGGCATTAACCAGCACTCAAGTAGACACAGCGATACACAGCACGACGAACAATGGCATCGTTTGTTTCACGCTCAAAGCTCATGTTCGGGATTGCGACGATTCGATATATTCCACGCACCACAGTTCCTCCCGGCTTCATAATCCTGATGACGTCACCAATCCAAAGCGGAATGTTCGTGGTCGAGTTGACCAGAATGTCTGTCTCGATCTCAATGAGAATGCGCCCTGTCATCAGACGGCTGGCAAGCACTGTCTGCGCTTGTGCAGCTGCTGCTGGTGTTGTGATTGCCGGGTCACTGTTGACATACATGACCGGACGCCCACGCCAGTTGTACGGCCTCGATGCCGGAGCAGTTGTCGGGTCCATCGATGCCGTGTCTGCACCATAGGCGTATATCAGGCTGGCGTCACGAGGGTCCTGACCAACCACCACAATCTGGTTTGCTTCTGGCGATTCGTAGTGCGCACTGAACTTCCTGATGACACGCTTTGCCATCAACCCAGCAGACACACCTTGTGCAATCGCATCAGCTGTCGAGTGGTACAAAGTAATCGATGGTGTGGAACTTAGACTTGATGGATTCGACCACACGTACTTGTAGCCAGTAGCCGTCGGTTGCCAAGCGGTGAACCAGTTCGCTGCATAGTCGGTCTTTATCTTGGACAGTACACCTTGGACATTGTCACCACGTTGCGGACAAACATTGGCGTGTCCCTTGGCAAGGTCACTCGACAATGGCAAAACGAAACCGCTGGTGTCGTTCCACGTCACATCTGTCGTGGCATATCCACAGTTCGTCACGAGGTCTTTGACTGCCGACTCCATCGTGAAGTTGTCGTAAATCACAGCACTGTCGAACATTTGGAGCGTGAAGTCATACGAACGGTCTTGCCCGGTGAATACCAGCGCTGACATGTCCGCATCGGTCGTGTTATCAGCTCGTGCGTACTGAATCTGTGGCGGTGCGAGAGTGCCACGGAAGATGTCCGTGTATGTCGGTGTTGGCGTGGCATTGTTCGAGAGTGCCACACGTACTGGACGGTCACCTGTGATTTGCACCTGCTGGACACCAGCATCAGCCAGACGTTTACGACGGCCAGACATGTGAAGCACGGTGCGCCCAGATTCGTCCACAGTCAGTGACAGGTTTTGCAGATATGGCGTTATGTCCACTGGAGCGTTTGCAGTGGTTGTCGCTGTCGGCTGATACCACGCTTCAGCCAGGGAAACACCGAGTGCTTCAATCTGATCTGTTGATGTCAGCGTCACCTTGACTCGTATGGTGTCGATGATGCCATCCGGCGTGTATGGTGTGCCATCTGTATTGACAATGTATATGACGCCACCACCACCGCCTGTGGCTTGACCGATGCGGTCATACCACACCGTGCTGTTGAACGTCGCACCAACCGGGGGAGCATAGCGCAGCTTGATGGGCTTGCTATACGCCGAACATGACGCAGAGAATCGCAAAGGCGCCATCTGGAAGAACGGTCGTTTTTGCTCGATGAACGTCCTGATGTAGCCAGCGGGGAGGATGGTATTCGTGGTGCTGTTTTGGTCAAGGTCTTCAAACGTGTGGCTGAAGTTCAGTCCCCATGAAGTCATCACCAGCAGTTCACGCCGTTTGTGCGGGAGGATGTAGATGCCGTGGTATTGCCCGGTCATCTTCTGTGTTCCTGGCGTGTTCCTTCCTGCGGTCTGGTTGCTGTCAGACTGGTCGTATTGCCCCTTGAGGATGCCATTCTTGAATATCTGGCAACCACCGTTTGCAAAGAATCTGAGCTTGATTCCGACGGTGTCCGGAGTGGCTGACACATAACCAAACGTGATGGTCATGATGACACGATTGCTGTTGGACGTCGTGTCAGAGTTGCAAATGCCAAAGTACCACGCAGAGTTTGCTGGCCACGATGCCGTGGTGTAGATATTGCTGGCGTACGTCAGATTGTCATCGAGACCAATCCAATAATCGCCGGCGCCCTTGACCTGATACTGACGCCATGTACCACTGACACTCAGGTCAGTGAGTGACAATCTGGCATAGAGTCCACTGAAGTTTGTTTCCCAAGCACTCGACAGCGGGAGTGGCAACGGCATGAAGCTCTGCGTCGGTGAATCCCAGAAACACGTTGTGTCACTGAATGCTTTATCCCAAGTAAGACCATAAGCGCCCATCACCAAGCGCCCCTTGTTCAGGCGTGGTTCAGGGCAGTCCACTTCCACTTTGAGTGGCCACTTGGTTGCCATTACAGTCTCCTCATCAAGTTTCCAAACTGTTTGCGGTATTCGTTGGCGAACACACGCTTGACGGAGCGTTCAAGGTCGGTGCTATACGGAACCAGCTCATTGGGGATGATGCCAACGCCAGCTGCCACAGGACCTGCGCCACCTTCACGGAGTTCAGCTGCCGTGACGCCCATGCTACCAAGTGCTCCACCTCCAAACGTCTGCTTCCGCAAGTCAAGCAAGTCAGCCGTGGTTCCAGTGTTCTTTGCAATCTGCGCCAGGTAATCTTCCATGCCTGTTCGGAACTTTGCACTTTCACCAGCAATCATTCCGGCAGTCGAGAATATGCGTGCCATGCCTTCAATCCATGCCATGCTTCCGTCCTTGCGTCCGGTTCCTGCGGTTGCCATTGGATTTGCATTGCCAGCACCACCACCTCCGCTTATAGCCTTTTGCAGGTCAGCGGCATCGCCTTTCATGCCATTGCCCTTTTCCATGGAGTTGAACATCTGGTCCATTGCATACATGGCACCAGCTGCCACAACAAGGCCAGCCGCTACTTTCCCGATGCCAGCCCAACCACCTAGCGCACTGACGAGTGCTTCACCAGCTGCGACAGCCTTCAATGCTTTGGATATCCCCTGGAAGATAGGGATAAGCGCTTTCAATCCATTGATGACTGTCATGGAACCAGCAAATGCCAGCGATCCGGCAAGTGCCTTCATCACGTTCTGTGCTACAGAACCATCAGTTTTGAGGGCATTTAAAAACTCAGTGAATTTGCCCATCATCTCGATAATCGGTGGTGCAAGTGTTTTGAATGCAGCAAGTTCCATCTGTCCGAATGATTCAAGCAATTGTCTGTAGGCATCCTCAACCGTGGCAAGACCAGCCTTTGTAGTGCCACCCATCATTTTGAAAATACCGCCGTACTTTTTTTCAATCAGCCGTCCAAGTGCATCCATTGCCTCAGATGCGGATGACAGCAATGCACCATTCTTATCGAACTTCATTCCCTCCGCAGCAAGCATGGATTTACTCAAACCAAACATCGAGAGTTGTTCGGTGTCTGGCATAATCCCCTGATTCAACTTTCCAAAGATATTGACCAGGGAACGTAAGTGTTCTTCATCAGCACCAAAAGCAGCGCCAAGTTTCGCAAGTTTCGGGAGTGCTTTTTGTGCGTTGACTCCAAATGCTTCGAGTTGGGTTGCAGCTTCGGCAAGTTGCTTCGTGGTGAATGGCGATGGCTTCGCAACTTCACGAACCACCTTCATAATCTTCGACGCTTTGTCACCGCTGTGCGTGATGGCAATCAGACGTGCATTTAGTTCTTCCATTTCGACAGCTGCATCAAATGCCGCTTTGCCGAATGACATCAAAGCACCACCGATTGCAAGCTTCGACAAAACATCGCCAAACGAACCGATTTTTTTTGCGCTCTTCTCGATTGAATCGCCAGTCTTTTCGGCTTCACCTTTGATGTCAGACAGGGACTTTTTAAGGCCATCAGCCCCTGTTGCCCGGAAAATGATTTCAAACACACCGAGGTTCATCAGAATGTCCTTTTTGCGATTGTCTCGAGGATTGCCTCCAGAGAATCTTTGATGGCCTGCTCCCAGATGGAGCCTATGTATCGGACCTCAGCAATCTCAGAGATCGTGAGGTCCACTTCGGTTGGATGCCTGTGGAGCCAACTGACACACGTGTACAGTATGCCGGCGCTGGCTCCATCTAGTCGTTTGGGACTGCCGTGCCTTCGAGTTCGAGCGGATAGTACTGATTGAACTCACCAGCCACGACCATGAACAGTTCTTTTTGTTCACGTGCCAAATCACCAAAGGCAGTAAACGCATTGAACGTGTCGCCATCCTCTGGTCCAGACTCATAACACTTTGCCATGAGCTGGACAACTTTGAGCATGCCTTCAGAGAACTCTGGATATGCCAGCGCTTGCTTCCGGCTCACTTCAGCGGATGGGAAATAATCAGCAGCTCGTGGTTCACGAAACCGCAGATATGCTTCCTCGCCGATGTATGGCTTCAGGTCGATGACCAGCAGTGGTTTATGCTCTTTCTGTGGAGCCTTTTTGAGGTCAGCTAATCCCATTAGATGGTCCACCCTGCAACACCAGCAACGCCAAGTTTGACGGTGACCGATTCACTCTGGGTGGATTCTGGGTTGAGGTTCAGCGTCTGGTCAGTAACGACACCAACAACACTGATTGACCCTGAAGTACCAGCGCCGTCAACGTCGAGGGTAAACTTAACTGCATATCCAATCTTGCCTTCAAAGATTGGCGCAGCAGTCAAGTAGAACTCAGCGTTCACACTACCTTGGAAACTGACAGGCATCGTTTGCTCAAACGAGTCGCCGATGGCTGACACGTTTTCGGTGTTTGCCGAGCGAACCAGGCTGAATGACTTTGCTGTTGCAGTGATGCTTTGTGCAGCTGAAAAAGTTGTGATTGTCGTGCCATCAACGTACGGTCCAAAACCGATGACCACTGTGGCGTCTTTTGCGAGTAACTTCGGCATTTGATTCTCCTATGGGGTTATTGTGGCAACGTAGGTCTGGAGGATGCCACAGTCCACCCGACCATCTGACTGGGGTGTCATGGCGATATCACTACCGTTGCGATTCACCCAGACTGCACCAGCAGTCACGTTTGTTGACTGCATGTTCAGCAAAACATCGACACGATCTGCAATGGACCGAGTCCGAGCAAACGACACAGCACCACTCTGGCTGTCCCAAACAGTCACTGTGTACAACTGCCTGACAACAGCCCGGTTGCCACCGATTGATGTTTCATCGGCAGTTCCATCACCACTGCGCCTTACCACAATGTATGGAAACTGCACAGCCTTCAAAGTAACCGGGTCCTTTTCAGGTGCAACGTGCATGTAGACGCATTGCTGATAGTTCGGAGCACGGTTGTCAACAGCCAGCAGGTCCATCAGCGAACTGTCGGACAGCAAGCGAGTAAACATCCACTGGTCAACGTCAAACGCTTCAAACGCCATTCAAAAGCACCTTGACTTTCTCGACCAGCAAACGCCCCATGATGGTAGCGTTTGATATGAGGAACGGGCGGTCCAGTTCCTCTTCCAAATATCGCCCATATGGAGCATTGACACCGACAACGTATTCCAGGAATCGGACGCCAGGATGCGTGAAGAAACTGTTGTAGAGTTGACCTGTTCGAACAGCAGGCGCTTCACCAGGGGCAGACTGAATGTGTGTTTTCTTCCTGCGCTTCAATGGCTTGCCGGTCTTCGCACTGAACTTTTGCTTACCAACATAATACTCAACCACCGTGCCGTGCTTGGGGAGCATCATCTGCGCTTTTGCAGCTTTGATTGTCCACTGGCATGCTTTGCGCAGCTCGACATCCACCTTTGACAGCAGGTTGCCTGCTTTGTCAAAACCGCTCAAGTCGATGCGGATCTCGGCGTTCATTATGGTGCAACCACCGTCACGAGCACTGGACCAAACAAACGAACGATGGAACCGTTGGTGTACGTCACTGTCATTCTCACGACAGCTGTTGTTGGCCACGCAGATGGCAATGCCACGCTGATGACACCTTGTCCTGGGAATGACTTTGTGACCACGGTGAAGCCAGACGGGAATGTGTATGCAGTGCCAGTCGCATTGTTCGTGAATGACACGGTGAGGGTTCCTGTGGTGACATCCACAGCAGTTCCGTTTGTGTCAATCAACTGCAAGGCATAGGGGACATTCTCGCCCAGTATGACCGAGAATGCTTGTGCCTGTGTCGGGTCCTCATATGCCGGTGTGATGTTCATCAGATTGCCCTAACCACCAACTTCAGTGGTCCGAATACCGTCGTGGTTGTGCCAATCACAACACTCACCAACATTGTATAAGTTGCTGACGTGCTAGTGGTTGCAGTGTCCAATGGGATGCTGATTGCCCCAATGTACCCAGCAATGATTGAACCCGTGTATGTGGTCACTGTGGAGCCTCCAGCGGTGTATACCGTGGCGGTCGTTGTGGAGCCTGAAGCATTGAATGGCGCTCCATTACCATCCACTAGATTCAACACAAGTGGTGTGGCAGTTCCGACATTCAAGTCAACGATGTTGTCAGCACCTGCGCCAGATGGCAACAGTGTGTATGGTCCCATCGATGGCGATGCTGTTCCGCCACCACCGCCACCGCCACCAGCTTGTGATACTTGGCTGTCCAAGTAGTATCCAAACGTGCCGGCTGCTGGCACTCCGTTTGACGCTGATGCTGTAGCGCGTGCCTGATTCCAAATGCCCTTTGTGATTTCAGTCACTGCGTCGGTCGCAACAGCGCTTGCTGTCACGGTATCAGCTTGCATTTGATGAACATCAGATGCAATGTGATTTGAACCAGTGATGAAGGTTTCATAGGATGGCGATGTAGCAGTGCCCCTGATAATCCTTCGACCAAAAGTGTTTGCGGTTGTATATGAAGTGAGCAATGCGTCCCAAACAGCTGAAGCGGTTGCGCTTGCAGTAAGTGGTGCAGTGTATCCAGCTGCTGACAGCCTGCTCGAAACTGTCGTGTCGATGTTGGTCTTGAGCTGAAGACCGATGCTGTTTGTCAGCGAGACAGATGAAGCCAGCACATCCCACACGCTTTGTGCGGTGATGTCATTGAAGCCAGTGATGCCAGTGTTCTTGGCGAGCACGATGTTGGTTCCAGCAGTCAGCGTACGTGTTCCAGCGGACCACGTGTTTGCCACCATGTTGCCGATGATGTTTCCTGCTGATCCGGCAGAATATGCGCCAGGGAGTGCAGTGGACCACGGGTCAGCTGCGGAACCAGCTGCGTTCAGTTTGAATCCTGCCTGCCCACTGGTGTACGTTCCTGGGAGTGCTTCTGACCACACCTGCGTTGCGATTGCAGCTGCCGTTGGTGGCGTGGTGTATGTGAAGGTTGCCATTCTCGTGGAAGTTGCGACGTCCACGTTTGTCTTCAACTGGACACCAATCGAACCAACCGCTGTGAGTGCAGATGTAGCCACATCCCACACACTCTGGCTTGTGATGTCGTTGAATCCGGTGATGCCAGTTCCCTTTGCAAGGGAAATATTCGTACCAGCCGTAAGTGTCCTGGTTGCAGATGACCACACCTGTGTGTCTGTCAATGTAGATCTAGACGAAACAGTGGCATTCAAGTTGTCCACAATCAGCTTGCCGACACTGCCAACAGTTGTCAGCGATGATGTTGTGTCATCCCAAATGTTTTGAACTGCCGTGGCGGTCAAACTTCCAACGGAGCCAGTGACGTTTCCTCCGACGTTTCCAGTCACACTTCCAACCGAACCAGACAGGTTTCCTGTGATGCTTCCTGTGAGGTTGAATGCTTGTGTACCTGAGAGAGAATATCCAGTTTTGTCATTGTTGGTGACGACTGTGACTTGACCAGTGGCGTTGCCCGTCGGGAGTGCACCAGCGGAACCTTGTGCGACGTTTGGAATCGATGTCAGACCGATGCGCACAACATCATATGGGTCATAAGCCATGACCTGAACATGTGCGTTGTACTGACGTGCGTTTGTAGCCTGGACATTCACGGTAATCCAGCCGAGGTTTGCAACTTCCGCAGCCGTGAGTTCAAGGTAATAAACACCAGCTGCACTTTGACCAGCTGCGAGAGTGGCAACAGCAACAGCGTTTGTTGTGGCAACCCAAGTTGCCCCGTTCGTGCTGATGTATGCAGCTGGTGACGTTGGAGTCACGGGGGTGAATCCATCGGTGCTGGACACGAACAGCACAGGGATTCTGCGCCTTGCAGCAGTCGCTTCACTTTGCTTTATCTGGTACATGATGTCATCCGATCGTATTGAAGCCAGCCGGCACAATATATTGTGTTGTGCCACCTGTTTGCGTATATCGCAACCCATTGAATATCAAAGTGCCCACCGGCCTCGATGTCGTGGTTTCCGTGAATGTTGTGCCGTTATAACTGACCACGTTGCAGACGATGCTTCCGGACACATCGGTCAGTAACTGACTTGATGCAAAACCACTCATGATGCGTGGTGTCGGTGCTGTGCCAGTTCCAGCCTGGAACATGATGTAGTATTTCGTCCCAGCGGTCAGCCATATATCCGATGACAACACGCAGGGATAGTAACCACTTGGTGATGTGAAGTCTGCGTCAAACGAGGATGAACCGAGTGAAGCTCCGGACGTGTCACGCACAACCACGTTCCATGCCGTTGAAGCAGTGAACGTGACCAGTTTTTGATATACGGTATGCAAGCGGACATCAGGATGACCAGACGGGATGGTGATTGCCCAACCATACTCCGTGGTTCCAGACGGTGTCGTGCCACTGCTTTCAGCGGTTGATAGTCCACACGTTCCATACCACTTCGTGGCTGATCCATAGAACACGTGCGATGGATACAGTGAGCCACGTGTACCCCATGCACCAGATGTCCGTCTGATGTGATACGGGATGCCAACGCCAGCCTTGATGAAGTGCGTGTAGTTATAGCTGATATTTCCGGTCCATCCAGCCGTCGGATTGCGGACAACAACTGCAAACATCTGCCCCGCTGTCAAACTGACAGAGTTTGGCAGTGTGTACGTTTTGACACCAGTGGATGCGCCAGTTTCCGACGCAAAGTTGGTCGATGATGTCCCTGCTCCATTAAGCCAGTTTCCAGATGGAGCGCCCGTGGTCAATGATTGCAAACCGACGCTCAGAGATGCACTCGGCGTGGTTGCAACAGCACTGACACGCAAACTGATTCGTGTGATGGTGGAAGTTTCTTCAGCCTGGAATATCCATGATAGTCCACCGTTGTTGGCGTTTATCTGTCCACCAGCCACAGAGATTTCACCTTCAGTTCCCTGAGCGTGGAAGTAGCATTCAGTCTCATTGATGATGTCAGGCATTAGTTACCGCCAATCCCGCCAAAGCCATATGAAGCGTTTGCGAATCCACCACCACCACCACCACCAGCATCGTCATACCGAATAGATGCAGCTGTGATTGACCAAGGAATGTTTTCTGTTGGGTTTGCTACAAACCACGTCCCTGCACCTTGCCAGTTATAAATGAAATCTCCACCATAATAACCAATGACTTTATTCCTGTTCAAAGAACCAGTGGTGAAATGTGCTCGTGTCGGAATGCTTGCTGGTGTTACGTCAAAGCCAACCATTAAGATATATGACGTGCCTGACGTTAACCATTGTGTGGTGCTTGACGTGAATACTGTTGAGTTTGTCGTGGATGAGACACCAGCCACATTATTCCCGTCAATGCTTGATAAGTCAGCAATCAAAACAGGCGTGGCAACATCAGTGAATATTTGACACTTCCAGTTTGCTCCTGCACTTAATCCTGGAGGCGTGATGCCGATTGTTACACGGTCAATAAGGATGTCAGGATGTCCAGACGGAACAGTAAATCTGAATCCTAATCGGTCATTGTTGTTTAACGTTGCGGTTGAAACTACACCTGTAGGATTGTCTGGCTGGCCATAATAATTTGTACCATCGCCATACATGACAGGCACACCACGAGAACCTGTTGCTTTGGAAAACACAGCTGCAAGACGTGTGGCATAACCAAGACCATAGATGACATTCTGTGTTGTGGAAGCACCGCCTATGTATCCAGTGAAAAAGTTCACCGTGCCTGTGCTTGTACCTGAAAACGACCACACAATCCAATAATTTGAACCTTGCGTAATGTTTGCTCCTGGAAGTGTGATGTCATACCAGCCAGCAGGGGTGGATGTAGTCAAGGTGTTAGCAGCAAGTGTGGCACTTCCGTTTGTCAGAAATGTGCCTGATGGAACACCAGAACCGCTATCAGCTTGAATACCAACCGTTAAAACTGGAGCAAATGTAGTTCCCACAGAGCTAATCAAAGAACTGATCTGCGTCACCGTCATGGTCTTATCCGCAATAAACGGAAAAGCAATTCCACCATTCGTGTTTGATGCATTCATTGACGCTGTAGTTGGGTTTGCTGCTTGACGCACTCCGAATGTGCCAAATGTCAAACCTGTAGTTGTTGTGATGACTGCCATTAAGCAACCTTCACGATTACACCGTCAGTTGCATCAATGTCAAGCATCAATGTTTTGCCAACTGTTGATATGCCAGCATCAGCCAACATACACACAAGCAATGATTTCAAGTAGTCTGGGAACTGGAGATCTCTGGCTTCGCAGTCAATCACCAGTGATGCTTCATCCCCATACACGTAGCCGGTTCCATCATCAAAAGTCACTTGGATTGTGCCATCATGATTGACTGTCTTTTCTGTGAGCGTCACCGACGCTTGGTGATTTGTCATTCCTGCGTGTCCTTATAAGCATTTGTGAGCAATGCGCTGACTGCAACGATACTGGAGCCGAGACCAGCCACACCAGCTTTTACAAGCGTGTCTGTTCCGACGTGCCCACGGTTCACAGAATCTGCAATCACTGCCCATGCAGCTGGCGCGAATGATGCGGTGAACACCGCCACAAGTTTCCCCAGGTGTAGTTTCTTCATCGTCTCAGTTCCTCTTCAAGTTCTTCCAGCCGACGCTTTATCTGCTCGATCTCTGCCAAAACAGTGCGATAGTTGGATGTGATTCCATCCACCTTTTCAGCCACACTCCACAACAATCTGAGCTGTGCAACGATGCCCGAAATCATTGGCACGAGTATGACCATCACGACGCTAATCCATTCAGCAGATATCTTCATTCCAAAACCACCTGCTATGTATTGTGTCGCTGGTGTGATGTTTTATGCACCAGTTTGATGCAGTGACAGGTCAACATTCTGCGTTATCGCATCGGTTTTTCCATAATCACTTGCAATCACTTCAAAGAACTGTCCGAGCATGTATGGCGTAGTGCCATCAATATACACACGGTCATCTGGGCGGACCTCAAAGTCAGTAGGGCAGACCAAAGACCACATCGAAACTTGCGTGATTGTCTCAGAAATCACTTGCTCGTTATCATTGCCACCCTTCAGGATGCACTTGAAGTCATGCACCTTGACCCATGACATAGATATGCCACCGATGCCGTCACGCTGTGGAATGTTCCGCCACAAGGATGCTGGCTGTGTGTATGTGTAGTTGGACAATCCCGCTTTGATGTCCTGGAGCAACTTTGCCGGTATTGCCATCAGATGATTCCAAGCGGTTGGAACCGCTGTGCTTGCGACAGACAATGCGCCTGGAGTTTCTCCATATCAGCTTTGACGTTGCCGTCCTCGATGGCAATCTGATTTGCACATGCAGCTGCTTTGCGGAGCCATCCATTCCGAACTGCAAGGTTCAGATCATATGGTTCAGTGTGTGCTGGTCCAAAGTCCTGCCACGTCAAACCGGGATTCCCGGAGCCGTCATAAATTGTGTAGCCAGATTTGGTTGCATAGATGGGCCATATGGTTGTATCGGTTCCTGATGTGCCAGCGATGACACAGCGATACACACGCCCGTTTTGCGTCGGAGGGACAATCATGTCACCGACGTTGTATGCCGTTGTTGCAGTCCACGTGGTGTACCGTAGAGCATCATCAATCAGCTCTTGCAGTGCAGTTGAATCAAGTGTTGGGTATTGGTCTGATGCAGTTCGCCATGCCAGCCGTTCCAGACACTGTGTGCGAGTGAATGCCATGTAATGTCTCCAAAAGAAAAAGGGCAAGGGCATAAGCCCCTGCCCCTTCGTGGTTGTTGTCTGAATACTACGCTGTAGTGGCGTTTGTAACCAGAACGATTGCGGAGCCAGGAACTTGCGATGGAACAGCTGCAATGTTGCCCGGATCAGTTGCACCAGAGAAACCAACACGCTCGATGGCACGAACAGCGATGCTGTCCTGGTCAAAGTAGCGCTCGGTGCTGGTAGCAATCGACAGCTCACGGCGGTCACCAAAAGCAACAGCCTTGCTGAGGTCAGCAAGCACTGCAATCGGGGTGTTGACCGATGCAGTCGTGAGTGCCGATGGCATGTCCTGAACAAACTGGACAGGATAACCGAACAGCGTCGGCTGAAGTCCAGCGCCAAGTGCTAGTGTGTTGTAGTTGTTACCACTGAGCGTAATGAGTTTGTCCGCAACATAGTTGAAGAAAATCTGCTTGTGCATGTAGAACTTTGCGTTCGCCTGTGCATAAACAGGGAGCTTCGCAACCAGTGATTGCCAGATAGCAAGCGTCAAGTTTGCAGGTGTGGAAACAAACGACGGAGCCGTCACGAGCGATGCGATGTTCGCTTTGGTTCCGGAGAGACCAAAGATGTACTGGCAGAGACCTGTGATGCCACCGTCACCAGCGGAACCCGTACCGTTGAAACAAACACGGTCCTCTTCGTGGCCGAGCTTGTTTGCCATGTCCATTGCAAGGATGCTTGCAAAGTTCACAACAGCGTCCTCGTTGAGTTCGCTTGACATGACCGAGAATGCGGTCAGTTTCTTGGCAGAGAGTGCAACGGAAGCAACAGTCAAGTCACTTGCAGTGATTGCGGTGTTCTCAGCGCCCCACACAGCCGTCACGGAACCAGAGATGACAGGGACGTTCATTGCGTTCGATGTCATCGTGTACTTGCGAGCATCCTGGCGCATGATGGATGCTTGCTCACGGAGGTATACGAACTGGTCCGAGATGATTGTCGGGACAGCGAAACCACCAGCGGAGCCAGTGCCTTCGTTCATTGCCTTGATGTCTTGAGCCTTGAGCACACCGTGGTCTTGACACCACTTGCGAGCGGAAGCAGACTTGAGTGCGGTTGCACGCATCCACTGCCCGAATGCATAGGCGTTGTATGCCTTTTCGTTGTTGTCACGGCCAGCAAACGCACGGAGGTCTGGACCAGCACCGATTGCTTGGCGCTCCCATGCCTTCACCTGTGGTTCGGTCTGGAACTCATCTTCAGGTTCTGGCTGGAACTGAGCAACGGAACGAGCAATGTTGAGGCGGTCCGTGATGGACTTCACTTCGTCGTTCAAACGATTGATTTCGGTCATGTCTGGCGCATCAAGCGTCAGCAGTTCTTTGAGTGCAGCGATGCTGTCGGCTTGACGCTGCTTAAGGGATTCAATTTTCACTTTCAATCTCCATCATCATGATCTGTGCGAGGATTCTCGCTTTTTCCAGCTCGACGTCAGTCGTGTATTCTTTTACGTTGGGTTCAGTGGTTGCATCCCGCAAACTTTCCCATACGCTCTTTGCAAGTCTCACCGACTCGCTCCGAGTCAACATCAGCGAATCCCTCAGCCGACGTTCCAAATCACGCACTGTCTGTGGTCGTTGAGTCTTTGCCTCGATGGACTTGACTTCAGCCGATGCCACTGCGTCAATAGTTGATACAAGGTTCTTACCCCTTTGCGCAAATCCATCGACCAGCGCAAGCAGGTATTCTTTTGGCAAACCATCAACGTACACTTGAAGCATGCCATCGCAGAGTTTCTCCCAGAGGAACTCGAATCCCTCGTGGACCATCTCTGCCTGCATACCACCATAGACACTGGAAGCAAACGCATCCGGCGATGATTCGTCACCGATCACTGGTGCTTCCTCTTCCATCATGTCCATGCCACCATCCTCTTCCTCACCATCCATCATCTCTTTGATTGGCTTGCACGCAGCTCTGTCCATCATTGACTTGACGGTGTTGAGAGGTTCGCAGGGTGTTGGGGTGATGGATGCTTCACCGATACACCAGCGTGTAATCTCTTGGCGAGCGCCAACAGCCTTGCGCTCCACAAGGTGTCCAGCTGCGCCGGAACTGTAGCCGAGTTGCGCTCGTTTTCCAAGTTTCGCCACCATTGCCCCGTATTCGTTGGCGAGGTCAATCTGTGATTCCATCCACAATCCTTTGTCATCCATTTTGACAACGCCGGTCCCGATGCATGTTTTGCCAATCAGCGGGTCAGCACCGTGATGGTAATAAAGATTCAATGCGAATCCTGCACCCTTGACCAGGGGACGCCCAAAGTCAGTCTGGGGAGTGAAGTAATCACCGACCAGGTCTTCACCGCCAAAGCGCACGAGATAGCCACGGACCTTGCCATCAGGTTCAGCCTTGACCGAATCGCCAAAGTACATCAAATCATTCATTGTTTATCAACTCCCGCAGGGGCACTACCTCTGCTATTGGTCCCCACCGTTCATCCTCCACGACACGCCCAAAAGCGCTGAGTGGAGTTCCGGTTTTGTATAGCAGATATCTGCCACGTCCAAGCGCCTCCATCTGCCTCTCTGGCGATAGCCTTGCAAAGGTTGTCTCTGCGTTTGGTATCAGGTCACCAGTCGTTTGCCCCATCCAAGGGTCCATGACTGGAACCACGGTACACCTACAGTTTGGATGCGTAGGAACGATTGTCGCAAGGTCTTGACGGGTTCCGTGTAGCGCCCAGCATGCCGGACACACGTTGTGGTCACCAGCACTGGCACGCATCCAACCGTGCACGATGTCAGAGTTCGCCAGGAATGACTGTCGCTGTGCTTCACGTGATGCCCGGAGCATCTCTGTTCGTGCAATGGTTTTGGCACGAGCTGGTGTCAGATCTCGATATGCCGACACCATGCGCCTTGCCAGCACACTGTTGTGGTCACCCTGAATGATGGCGTTTGCCAGCATCTGCTTCATGTCTGGACCAATCGCCTGAAACAACTGGTCAAGTGGTGAACCGTCGGAAGCAAAACCGATGAGTTGCTCCACGCTCATCGGGTCAAAGCGGTTCCACACTGTGGACATCGCAGCTTCGCTTGGCGCATTACTTGCAGCTGTTGCCATCGGCAAAAGCATCTGAGACGCAACGTCCACGGCTTCACTCTGTGCCCGTGTGGCGATGCTTGATGCTTCAGGCGCCCATCGCTTCAGTTCGTCCTGGAGTTGCTCCTGAATCTTCATCAGCCGTGCTGTCAGGTCATTCAGCGTTGCAGTATCTTCACCTGCAAGTTCAGCTTCGGCGATACGGTCTGCCACGATCTGCAAGCGCCGGAGTGTCTCACCCGTGGCACGTTTGTATGCCGTGTCCATATCAGCAATAGCAGCTGCTTCACGGTCCAGCAAACGGAGCCTGAAGTCTCTGGCGACGTCATAGATGCTTGGCATCAGACAGGATACCCATAGAGTGGATGCGTGTCAGACTTGACTGACGGCTTGATGAACTTGCTGAGAATCTCGATACGCTTTGAAGCCAGCCAATCAGCGAACTGTCGGTCGTCGTGAATCTGGTGATGCAAACGCAGGATGTCTTCGGCGCTATATTGTTTCTCACCAAACTTGAACTCTTGGATTGACTTTGCTTCTTCACGGACAGTCACTGGCAATAGTCCAAGGTGCTGAATCGGGTCAAGCCCTACGGCCTGCAAGGCGGCTTCAGGGGCAAAACCAGCACGAATGAGAGCGCCAGCGCTGCCAACCAGCTTGTTAATGTCGTCAGGGGTTCGACCAGCAGGAACGGTGGATGCACCGCCAGCAGGCGGTTGAAATTGTGCAGGAACATCACCAAAGTACAATCCCTCATCTTCAGCAACAGTCACGACACCGCTGATGCGCTTTGCAGTGGCACGATCAATGATGCCTGCTTTGTACAGGCGCTCGGCACGTTCGGCTTCAGCGGTCAAGTCAGCTGCAAGCGCAGGAATGTCGCTGGTGTCGAACTCCAGATAATCCCCTGGTTGCGTCTCAGGATAGTCAGGCAAAAGGTTTTGCGTCAACACTTCGGCGATGCGACGGTACAAAGGAACCATGCCATCTGTCCACGCAGATCGTGTGGCCTGCTGTAGGTTGCTATACGTTGAGCGCTCCAAACCGGAACCAAGGTGAAGCACCAGCGGGTTTAAGCCGAGAGCTGCGCAAATGCGTTCTTCTGGCTTGCGCCGAACATCATCGAGCGCCATGTCCTTTGGTGAGAAACCAACACGTTGAAGCTCAAAAGCGTTTGTCATCACAGCCACTCCACCAGAGTCATCCCCGCTGAAGTTTTCCTGCAATCTCTGCTTTGTGTTGATGGCGTCATCATCGCTGGTTGTATACGCCTGTGTCGGGTCCTTTGGACCAACGACGAACGATGGCACTGGAGACTTTGCAAGGCCGTATGCGGTGCTCGATGCCACGTTATCGGTGCAGACTTCACGGAGCACGGACGCAAGCGGACCACGACCAAAGCGCCAGTCTGACGGGTCACGTCCGATGCGCATGTGGATGACATCCTCAAGTGGCATCTCTCGCTTCCAGCCATCAGCCGTGTAGATGTAACCAGTCAGACTGTCGGACAAACTCCCAGCAGGTCGAACCATGTCAGCTGCAAGCCACTGAAGCGCAAGCGGTGGCTGGTTTGGCGATGTGCGGTGTTTGTAGATGTATGCGTTTGCCAGCACCAGTGAGTCTGTGATGAACCAGTCCCACCATGCGGAACCAGTGACGCCAAGTTCAGGACACGGATTCGCCAGCAGTTCAAGCACTGGATGGTCTTCAATCGGTTCAGCCTTGCCGTCTGGCATCGGACGCATGACACGCAGTTTCGCCTGGCTGAAGTTGCGGGTGTACCAGCTGATGCTGAGTGCCACCACAGAGTTCAGCATCAAGTCACCGGCGATGTACTTCCAGTCCCGGTTGCTCGATGGCATGACCACGGACAAAAGGTTCATCAGCCGTCCGGAACCGTATCCCGTCAGGAATGATGACTGTCGCTGAATCACCGGAGGCAAAAGCATCTGTGGAACTGCTGCCTTTTGTTGCTTGCGGAAGATATCGAAAATGGCCATGGTTTATTGTGTCCTTATACTGCACCAAAACGCACACTGCCGAGTGTCAGCTCATCGTAACCATCAGCGAGAGCGTCCACGATGTCATCATTCTTTCCCAGGGGGAATGTTCGCAGTTCATCGAGCATGACTTGATTCCACGTGGCCTTGACCATGAAGCAGTTTCCACCGGCAACTTGCGCTGACACCGGACCAGCACGGAGTTCCTTGCCCCCGCTGACTGGTTTGCAACTCACAGGGAATCCTTGTAGGTTGCGAATCATGTGGAGCATCTGACTTTTACCAGCCTGCCCCGGATCCTGTGGCAATCTCTGCCGGCATTGTTTGCCATCAAGTGCAGCTGTCTGACGGATGACACGGTCACGCTCATCTGCATCCCACTGCCCCCGCTGGACGTCTAGAATCCACAGGCGCTCCTGGTCATCGATGCCGACCTTGACGCCCACAGTGTAGTCACCTTTTCCTGCACTCGCTGCAAGGTCCCAACCACGAGCTAGGCGCTTGATGTTCGGTTGTGCATCCTCAATGGTGATGCGTGCCTGCCTGAAGAATGCACCTTCACGTGGCGTCGGCTGTTGCTGGTACAAAGCAGACCAGCCGTACTCGCCGCCGTTCTTGACCATCACGCCCTTGATGCGCTCCAGCTCGTCCACATCATAGCGGTCTGGCCACAAAGCTTCGCCCGGCTGTCTGCCTATCTGGTCATCCTCCTCGGCGATGGCTGACAGGTTCAGGATGTGCCAGCGGTCTGGTTCGGATGCGATAGCACGAGCTGCGACATCATCGTGATGCCACCGTGTACACACGATGATGATGGCGCCCCCAGGTTCAAGGCGTGTGTACAAATCATCTGAATACCAATCGGCTGCTCGGTCACGATACACCTGTGATTCCGCATCCTCACGGCTTCGAATAGGGTCATCGATGATGATGTACTTGAAGCCCACACCAGTCGGCGGTGAACCGACGCCACGCGCCATGTATGTGCCACCTTCAGGGAGTGACCACTCGTCCTGTGCTTTGTTGTCCTGGCTTAGATTGACACGGTCTTTGCAGATTGTGCGACTCTTACGGCTGAAGCGGTTTGCAATGCGCTGGTTGTATGCAGTGACCAACACGTTTGCTTCTGGATGCAGTTCCTTGAAGAACGCTCCAGCACGCACGGTCACTGTCTCTGTCTTGCCATGACGTGGTGGCATGTGGATGGCCAGCCGGTCAATCTCACCACGCTGGACACGGTCAATCACATCACAGATTGCTTTGATGTGTGGAGCATCAGCGGTCCATGACTTCGGGAGTGTCTGTCGCAGATAGTCAGCGAAACACGGGTCAGCCTTCGATGTCGTTTGCTTCGGCAGCTGCGTTGAGAACTTGAAGCGTGACAGACGCAATTTCCTTGTACAGATCGGCGAGAGCGCCAGCGTTTTGGGTCTTTCTGTAAACTTCATCTTGAGCTGTTTTCGCAATTCCAATCAATGCTGTCAGTGATTCGCCAAGCAGTTCTGCGAGTCGTTCATCAAGGTTCGTGGATGCCTCCACAATGCGCTGTGCTGACCCGTTCACGACCTGCTCTTCGTTCATCCGGTTACGAATGCGGGTGATGGTTGACTTCGGCATACCGTAGTGTCTGGCAAGGTCAGCCTGTTTGGCCCCTGCCAGAATGGCTGCTTGAATCTGTGCTTCTACTTCTGGTGCAGTTCTGACTGGCATAATCTAGTGTCTCCTGACTTTGGTTTATAGTGTGCCTTGCCATGGCACTGGTAGCAAAGCACCTGAAGGTCAGACAGCAGTTCACCACCTAAACGCTTATACGTCAGGTGGTGAACATCAAGCTTATGTTTGTCTGGTGTCGTGCCACAGAGTTCGCATCTGTAGTCCGCTTGCTCCAGTTTGTCCTGGCGCAGCTGCTTCCACCGCTTGGTTGTCATGTACCGCTGGCGATAGTACCGGCGGATCAGCACGATGTTGTCTGGTGGCATGCTGGATGCGAGCAACCGCACCCAGCACACGTCCCAGGAACTGCGCAGGTATTCTGGCAACCAGCCGTCAGGCTTCGTCACTCTGTGCCTGTCTCCACAGCCATTGCAGACTGCCGATGGATACCAAAGCGCACACGCACAGGAATGACCACGAGACGATGATTCCTGCGAGGTACAGCGGAATGAGCATGATGATTCGCATGATGTCAAACATCATAGCCAGATTCCTCGCAGTGTGGCTCACAAGTGTCAAAAAGGTCTTTTGGAAGTGTGGCAATTACTGCACTTGCCCGTGCAATAAACCACCAACACACACGAAAAACACACACGTTTTTCTTACGTCTCATTTTGTCTAACATCGTGTTTTACCCTTTGCCCGACAGCTGAAGTTGGTGAACATCGGCGGCTTCGACAACGGGTGTGAGCTTCACCTTGTGAAGCGTCAAGCCACCGTACTTTTGCGCTCGTGCGTGTAGGTCATTCAGCATGTTCTTGACATGCTCTGCCTCAAACACATGCATTGTCCCGTGTTCACGATACGACGCAAATCGTGCATCGATGTACATGACATCGGAGTACACAAGCGTGCCATCCTTTGCATGTCCACCGAGCACAAAGTATCGTCCTGGAAGTTTCCCCTCGGCTTCACGAGCATGTCGCCAAAGGTTGCCAAAGGTTGCAACGACGGTAGGGTGTGATTGCAACTGTTTTGTGTTTAAACGAAAGTTGTCCGGGTCAGAAAAGTACCGTGCGAACAGACGCTCCATCTCTGCGATGTACTCGCTCATGGCTTCACCTCGATGACTTCACCCCACGCATGCGCATCATCGTTTGGATTCGTGTTCGACACAACATCCTGTAGGAAATCATCGATGTCATCCCCGGACATGTTGCCTTCGATTACGAACCACATGCGCACGGAGCAATGTTCCGTGGCGATGTCAACCACTCTGAATGGATGACCAAACAACATGATGCGTTCGTTTGGGTCAAAGTCAGACACAGGCGTCAGAGTTGCGCAATACGCCGGCATGTGCTGGTTCCCCGTGAAGCCAATCACCTTGTGTTGGCTCATATAGCGAAACATGGTCTTCATCATGGCTGCCATGCACTCTCGAGTGTTGAGCGAAAACAGCACGATAGAACCAACCTTCGCGAAACTTAGGTCATCACACTTGAACCACTTGACTCGTTGCATCATTTGTCATTCCCCTTGTTCAGAGCTTCACCGAATGAACCATATGGTTTCCGGATTGGCTTGCTCAGCATCTCTTCCCACGCATTGTCACCGATTGCATTCTTCACATGATCGATGATGATTTTCAGTTCCACGATCTGGTCAGAGATTCGGCGCACCTGACGTTCAACCACTACTATGTCGCGCAGGATGATAAACGCCACGATACCTGCAACAACTTGTTCAACTGCGCTCATTTGCTTCCCTCGCTAGAATCTCTGCAATCTTGGCATCGATGATTGCCTGTGTCTCATCGCACCACTTCGGGTCATTGAATGGCGGGTCAAGGCTTCGCATCAAGTCCACCATCGCCTGTGCACGGTCGATTGGCATTGTCAGTTTTGAATCGGAATATGCTGGAAGTGCAGCAACATACTTATGGAAATCCGCCAGTGTCACTGGACCGATTCGCTTTGGCTTTGACAGGTCCATCAGCTCAATCTTTTGATGGAACAATGAAGCGTCTGGTTCAAATTTCATAAGGTTCTCTCCCAGGCATAGATGATTCTTTCCGTTGATTCGACTGGACCGATTGAATCAAACTGCTTCATTGAAAATGTCCAGTGATGAAATTTCACGTCAACCATCATGGTGGACACTGGATCTCCGTCCTCATCAAACGCACCAGTTTCTTCGAATCTTGTTTCGATACTGAAGTGCTGATTTTCTGGTGTGATTTGCCTTGGTCGCTTGTAATACCAGCAGAACACGAGGTCTTTCAGCTCATCAAATAGTTTCTCTCCATCCGGTATCGTAAGTGCTTTTCCAAGTGGCTTGAGTGCTGCAAGGCTTTGAAGGTTTTTCTTGACACGCATCTCCGTCAAGTGTGCTAGTCGGTCAAACATTTCCATCCTGAATGCGGTGAGCGCATATGCAGCCACATTTATCCCTTCTGGCTCAAATGCAACACATCCCATGATTGTGCCTTTTTTCTTGTACCGCAGCTGCACTCCGTCAGTAGACAACATTGGATGCGGTGCTTCCAACGACAGAGAATGGCCAGCAAGTGTATTCGAAACCTTTATGGTCTCACTGTAGTGCTTGAACAGTTCTGTCTTGACTGACTCAAACTCTGACAGATATGTCTGGTATTCCTCATCCGTCTGAAATGTTTCCCGCTCCAGTGATGGCTTGATAGGAATGACCACTCTGCCTGTTGGGTCATCTTCAATATTGATAATCATGATTTGTCCTCACGTTCCGACCATTCATTGTCGAGCTTGACGCACTCTTTGATGTATGCGACATCCAGCTCGCTTCCAGTGCCCTCTCGTTTGCCATGGTCCATCTTAGATATCCACCCGAACCACAGCTCAAAAATCCTTTGCAGTTCTTCCTGCGTGTAGTTCTTCTGCATCATTGGAGCATCCATTCGCAGAATCGGCTTGCCTGCCACCTTGATGCGCATGAACACCCAGATGCATTTATCGTCCATGCCTTCAGGCATCGGTGGAGTGCCAGCCACTGGACCGACCACGTTCATGTGGACTTTGTATGTAGTGCCTTCGTGCTCGATGTCAGCCGGCTTATCTTGGCTCCACAAAGTTGTCCAGGAATCCCAATCAGATGCGCTGATTGTCATTTCCATACTGCCTGACCATCATCGGCGATGTAGCCAAGAATCCAGTCGTTGACCAGTATGTCGACACCACCAATTTCAAACTCATCCCAAACCTCAATAATGCCATCACAGTCACGATATTCGAACTGCTTCGTGTCCTGATTGAATACCATGAAATCACCCTGCTCAATGCATTCACGTGTCACAGCTGTTCCTGGCTGAAGTAGCCAGTTCAAAGCGTCTCCTGCTCTATTCAAAGTTCCACCTCCTCAAATAACCACTGCCGAGTCTGTTGTCGTGTCAATGTGACTGGAGCCTTGTGCCAATCATAGGAATAAATGCCACGCCGATACTCCACAAGTTTGCCCTGCTCGATGGCGTATCGGTACAGGGATGAACCTTCCGCTCGAATCATCTTCCCCTGGCGCATGAGCTGCACAGCGTGTGGCCATGTCACTAGATCTGTGTGCGTCACAGGTCCCGGTTTGCCAGCCACATGAAAAGGGTATGGAGTGTCGTAATACTCTCTCCACAGGCGTTCATCCTTGAGCATCCATCGCTGTACGTTGTTCCAATGGTAACCGCCAGCTCGTAGCGATGCGGTTGACTTTGCGACTCCAGAGTCCACCAAACGCCTGACTTCACGCACAATACGGAGCCGTTTGTCGAATGGCTCACTTCGATATCGTCTGGTCTTTACTTGTCCGGGTTGTGCAGTTCCCACTGATTTCCCCCTTCAAGCAGCTGTTCGAGAATCATATTCGGGAACTCGTTTGTGTCTCGCTCAAAGCGTGGAGTTCCTGACCCGTACACAGTGAAACCTGCAATATCAATGTCGTATTCAGCCCAAACAAAGCATCCAGCGGTCCACATGATGCGTCGTACACACTTGCCCTCGCGGAGTGCATCAAACGCTGCATACCCATCAAACTTAGGCTGTGATTCCCAATCCTTCATTGTCCATACCTCCCAGAATAGAATCACCCCCGACAGTAGGCGCTCTGTCGAGGGTGATGTCGTAGCCCTATACGCTACGCTTGCTTGCCGAATCTCCGTGTGCGAGACGCTGGCTCCGGAACACCGGCGGTTGCATCCGCTGGCATCTCGTCTTCAAACGGATCTGGAATGTCATCCGTCTGCACAGCTGCCTTTTGGAGTGGCTGAATCTTGGCGGTTGCCTGTGGCTCATAGCGCTTCACACTTTCCACAGAGTTGCGAGCATAGCCGGCACTGTTGGTGTACTGACTGATGACCACGTTGTATTCGCCATCAAACAGCAGGTTGTCATCGAGTGCCTGAAACTCTTCGGCGGTGTAGCGCTTGCCGAGCATGCCATCCATCAGGATGGTGAGTTTCGCTTTGTCTGGACCATAAACAGTTCCGGTCCACTTGCGAAAACGGAATGGTTCACCCTTGCTGTTGCCAACTTCGGTGGTCTCGAAATCCCACTGGTACTGGTCAACCATCTCAGTGCTCTGGAACTTTGTCGTTTGCGTCACTTGGACGTCAATGAGCCTGCACTTGTAAACACCAGCTGGTGCTGTGAAATCGCCACCACCTTCACTTCCCGTGGAAGTGTTGGTGTTCTTGAAGAATCCCATCGTATACCTCTGCCCTCAAACCGAGGGACTTGACTTGAACGTGTGACCACCCGATGTGGCCACCATGCGTATTATACACCAAACATCAAACAATCAAAACAAAAGATTATTGGCAATGCGGTTCCCGGCATAGGCGCTCCAGCGCCGTAATGCCAGGGGAACCGTTTTGCCAAACAAAGTGGTTGTTTCCAAAAAGGAAATAACCAGTGCACCTTCCCCCTGCTCACAATGGTTCCAAGTGTGCAGGGGGGTTTCCAAAGGGGGGAATATACGACTGGTTCCGTATATTTATATACTTAACGGGAACCAGTCGCGGAACCAGTCGTGGGAACCAGTCAAAGCGCATCCGACGAGGTGATTTTGTACCAGATCTGTGACTGCCGATGACCGACTTTGAAGTCAACCAGTCCATCACTTTTGAGGTTTTCCAAACTGTTTTGCACATCCTCTTTCCGCTTGTGCAGATGTTTCACGAGTAAGTTAAACGACCATCCGTCAGGCTGTGCCTCTAGGGCCTCAAAAATCGCCGATTCTAGCGCCTTTTCACGCTTCACCGCCCTATGTGCCATGTCCATGGTTTTGACGCTCGTGAAGCCACCATCGTCCTCAATCTCGATATTGCAAACCAGTTTGTCATCATCCGGAATGTGGCGAGTCTTTGTCTGAATCATCCGGTACGTGGCGTCTGGTTGCTTTGTGACGCTGAAGCTCGCATCGTTCATCGCTCCGATTTCACCAGCCCCACGCATCGAGTCTTGAACACCACCGCCCATTCCACTCGGTTTCTTGTCGTGGTGTAGCACCACCAGCGTGATGCCTTCAGCCATGAAAAGATTGAACGCTTTGTAGAGCTTCCGCATGTCGGTGTTCGAGTTCTCGTCAAATCTGTGGACTCGCACCAGGGAGTCAACGCACAGCAGTTTGGTTTCGTATCGTCTGCACATTTCCAGCAGTGCTTGCACACGATCGTGGTCACCAAAGTCCATGTCGGTGCGTCCGAGATACCGGAACCCGGCTGCACTCTCAGCGGTCAAAGACAAACGCTTCAGGCGCTTGATGGTGTTTCCGACGCCCATCTCTTCATCGATGAGCAACACGTTTTGCTTATTCACTTGGAACTCGCCGAGCCACTTTTCACCAGTCAGTGCAGCTCGAATCAGGTCATAAAGAATCCATGACTTGCCGTGTCCTGGTTGTGCGCTGATGAAGTGCAAGCCACCAGTGAGAATAAAGTTTTCGACCAGCCAGTCAGTAGAACCGAGTGCTTCCGCAGCTGCTTCCATCTCTTCCCAGGACAGCGCCTCTGTGACGGTTGGTGCATCGTCACGCCCCGGCGTGTCAAGTTCCATATCGCCATCAGCCCATTGCACCCAGAATCGGCGCACGGAGCTGTCCACTTCCTCGAATGGCAGTGGCGGTTCGCAGTAGTCACGGTTCCAACTGTGTGCGAAGAACAACGCCATTCCGAGCGGGATTCGATGCCGACGCATGAAGCCACACACACGCACCAGCTCGTGGTTCCTGCGCCCTTCTAGCGCCTTCTGGAAGGTATCCCCGAAGGATGCCTCCAGATGTTCGATGGCATCGAATAACTGCGATTTGTCAGCCGTGCCAGTTTGCATCGCAGCGAGTAGCGCTGTGATGTCGAGCGGGTCAAGTTCGTCCATTATCTGTCCTTCCAAACCAGTCAATCAAAAGATTCGCCACCTCGAAACTGTGTGTCCGCATGCCTAGTTTCCGATGGTCTTCACAGTCTAACACAGCGCCATTGAAGTCATTGACCAGCAACTGCCCCCCGGCTGTTGTCTCGCCAAGGTATCGATTCGTGTCATCCACTGGCAGTTCGTCCATGCTTGCTTTGGCCAACAAAGCAACCCAGCGGTCACCGAATGGATGTGACTGCACAGTCTCGGTGATGTGTGTCAGTGCAGCTGTTGGATGCCGAAGCAACACCACATCAAGTGGTTCGTC